AATAAAGGCTCCGAGTGCGATTGAAAATCCGCGTGTCACTGGTTCGATTCCAGTCTCGGCCACCAATAAAATCAAGCTCACAGCGATGTGGGCTTTTTTTACGTCTGTAGTTTTTGAGAATTACTTACAAGGTTTTACTGTGCTGACAATATTGAATGTGGGGGGGCATGTTATTTGGTACGAATCATAGACCAACAAAAAAAGCTTGAGAACTATATAGAATAAGGCCGCTAAGTAAATCTAGCGGCCTTTTGCATTTGGTACAGAATGAGCGAAACTAATACAAAAATGAATTAATTTGTATTTTATTAAACAGATTTTGAGTTAGATCGACTCATGATTGATTTAATTACCAATTCCAACCATTACCTTCAACATTTAACTCTGAAGGTGAGTCTTTAGTTATTTTATGATTCGCCTGATGGTAGGCTACAACAAATGCCGTTAGCTTATCCATAAGGTCAGGATTCTCTGATGCCCTTTCAAGGACAATCCCTTTACCTTCACCCATTAGAGTCAATACAGAAAACGCTAATAGCGTTAAGTTATAGACTTCGTCATCACTCATGCCTTGTGCAGCACTGGTTTCTTTGACATGAAATGCCATGCGCATTAGCGTTAAAAAATCAGGTGAGGTAAAGGATAGGCGTACCTTAGTATCTGGTTGAATGCCTATCAGGTGGCCGCAGCCACAGCGGATCATACCTTCTGACATATTAGGTGCTACAGCAGATTCTTTTGATTGTGGTGACTCCTTATATATAACCGGCTTACCTTTAGCCGTAGCTGACGCTGGCAACTCTCCACGTGTACGCGCCTCTATTAAGGCTAGGACATCAGGCGGTGGGGAGTAGAGCCGCTTTATGCCACCACGGCCTTTACCTTTGATTTCAATAAATGACCACTTCCCATTTTTAACTCGATCTAGCCAAGCTCGCTCCGTATCTGGATAACCAGGTAACCTCATCTCAGCCATATCTCTAGCTGAATACATTAAAGAATTAACGTCCGTATTAATAGTCATTATATGGGCACCTCATTTAATACTATAACCAATTGAAATATAACATTTTTATTAAAATTTAAACCAAAATTAAGTTGCAGGTAATACGGACGTATTTGTAATTAAAAACATCTAACTACTTCCGAGTTAACTTCCGAGTTAATATATTAACTTCCAAGTTGTTTAATGCATTGATTTCATTCAAAAATAACAAATTAATGCCAAATACTTAATAAATTTAACTCGGAAGCGTTGACAAACTTCCGAAGTTATCTATAATCCTTCTTAAGTCAATTATTAAGAGAACTTTAGACATGACAAAAAAAACCCACATTGGGCAGGATTGGCACAAAGAGGATATTAAAGCCGCCATACGTAAACAATACGGCAGTATTAAAGACCTCGCCGAGCAAAAATCTATGCATGTAGTACAAATGCGCCGCGCCCTTTATATGTCACAGCCCAAGGCCGAAGGGGTTATTGCACAAGCTCTTGGTGTTAGCCCCGTTGATATATGGCCTTCACGCTATACAGAAGAGCGACTCAATAACCCACGTTTGTGGCGTTGTTTAGTGAATATTGATTATACCAATAGTCAATCAAAACGACACGTCAAAAAAGCCTTGACGGTTTGACCATGAAAATTAACACCAGCCTAGACTTATTTGCAGAACCAAGCAATCAAGCCGGTGGTTTAGCTTGTGGTATTGAGATTGCAGCCACCATGACAGAAGCTTTACACCATGCACAAGCCCGTAACTTAAGCCGTGAACGTGTAGCAGAACTGATGTGTTACCACTTAGGTGAAAAGTTTAGTGTTGCCACCCTTAACGGCTACTGCGCGCAATCGCATGAAGAGCGTGAGGTGAGCCTGCGCCGTGCAATGGCTTTTGATGCTGCGCTGGGGCTGGATGTATTACTTGGCATGTTTGCAAAAAAACGTGGCGATAGAAAAGTGATTAGCCAAGAGGATGCCGCTTATATTGAGTTAGGCCGCATTCACCAGGAAGAAAAAGAGCTGGCAGAACGCAAGCGCGCCTTGCAAGTGATGTTGAAAGGCAGAAAATGACCCAACTCCAATATAAAAAACCGCCTTACACCTGTGCCGAATTGGCAAAGATGAAGCTGGCCGGGTATCCAATCAGTAAAAAAGGCTGGATCGAGCTTGTTGACAGAGAGAATTTCACAAAAGAGAAGCGTATCGGTCGTGGCGGTGGATTTTCTTATTTTCCCCCAGCAAAAATCCAAAAAGAAATAGACCGCGCTGCCAGCTTCAAACAAGACCATGCCGCCACGCGCGCCATTATTGACTTACGGGCAAAATTACATGCTGAGGATGAGCAAGCGCGTGCGCATAAAACCAGCGTATCACTCAATACCATGATGGCGAGTGTGACAGTGAAAGGTCAGCTTAAATTTAATGCCAAGTTTGATATTTTGCTGGCCTGGCGTGACTTTTACCAGTTTGGTAACAGCCCTACCGCCAAAGGTGAGCCGCAAAAAATGGGGCGTAAAGAATCATTCCATTTATTTTCTGATGCTTATAACGCAGGACAAATTAGCGTTAAACCAGAGGTTAAAAAGCAATATCACACCATGAGCTGGCGCTCAGTAGAGCGCATGGTATTAGCCAATGAAAAAGATGGCCTAGTAGTGATTACAGACAAGCGCCACACCAAAGGTGCCAAGGTTCAGAGCCAGATTGAAAGCCATCCTGAATTAGAAAAATCCATTATTGCCATACTGGCAGACAAACCACATATTCAAGACGGCCATTTAACCCAACTGATTAACCATGCGCGGATTGACCAAGGCAGTGGCGAAGTGTTGTGGCCACAAATCAGCTATTGGGCAGTAGGCCGCTATCGCAAAGCTTTCATGGCAGCTAATGCACAAGCGATGCTGGCTGTCACCAATCCTGATGCCTGGAAGAATAAATATTTAAGCGCACTTGGGTCACTCGATGGCGATATTCAACGCTTAAACCAACGCTGGGAGCTGGATGGTACGCCTGCTGACTGGGAGTTTGTAGATGGAAGACATACAGCCAGTGTGGTGATTGATTTGTTTAGTCGCCGCATGAAAATTATATTCAGTAAATCAGCCAGAACAGAAACAAATAAGCTATTGATGCGCCGCGCCATATTAGATTGGGGCGTGCCGGAAACGGCTAAAACTGATAACGGTACTGATTATGTCAGCCGTGAAATGAAGCTGTTTTTTAACGAAATTGGCATTATTGATGAGCAAAGTAACAAATTTAGCCCTTGGGAAAAAGGCCATGTAGAGCGTTGCATTCAAACGTATTTGCACTCAGTGCTTGAAATGCTGGATAACTTTATTGGGCATAACGTCACTGAGCGGCAAGCCTTACGTGCCAAACAAACCTTTGCTGAAAATTTATTCACCAAAAATGCAGTGGTTAAAGTCGACATGACCGTGGAAGAGATGCAAAGACTGACTGATGCCTGGTTAGATGGCACTTATCACACTAGTATTCACTCTGCACTTGGTATGTCGCCACTGGCTAAAACAGCGACTTGGACAGGGGCTATTAAACGCATTGAAAATGAGCGTGCGCTTGATTTGTTGCTGGCTAAACCAATTAAGAAAATGCCGACCATTACTAAAAAAGGTATTGCTTACGATAAAGCGACCTTCATTCACAGCCTTTTACCATTGCATCAAGGCAAGCTGGCGGACATACGGCTCGACCCGAACGACCTCGGGCGGTTGGTGGTGTATGTAGATGGCAAGTTTTTATGTATTGCCGAATGCCCATCACGTACTGGCATGAATCAGCAAGAAGTGGCTGCACATGGCCGTGCGAAACAACAAGAATTTATCTCACAAAAACGCAAGGAATTCCGCGCTGCCAAGAAATCATTACCAATGACTACCGACGAATTGGTTAAAGATTTACTGATTTCACGCGCAGAAAAAGCAGGCAAGGTGACTATTTTAGAGACTTATGTTGAGAAGCATGAGACTCGTGCCATGCAAGAGGCCGAGCTTGCAGCGCAAGCAATGGAAGCCCCTAAAACATCCCCTGCCCATGCGTTATTGCTGGCTGAAGCACGCCAAATGGCGGCTAAAGCCATGAACCCAAACCCGACGATTATTGAGCACCCAGCACAAGCCAGGGCGACTCCACTTGAGGGTATGAACGTGGAAGATAAATATGCATTATGGCTAGATTTTGATGCAGCAGTGACTAAAGGGGACGTATTAACCGAAGGTTGGCAAGTGCGATTTTACTCAGGCTACCCAAAGACTTCAGCGTTTCGTGCGCAGGCACAGTTGCGTAAAGAGAATGGTCTATGAGCGTTAGCGCGCCCATAGACCTGTAAAGCACTACCCCGCCCGCCGGGCACCCCTTCTACAGAAGGGGAATTTAAAAGCACTACCCCGCCCGTTGGGCACCCCTTCTACAGAAGGGGAATTGAAACAAGGAGGATGCAGTATGAATGAATTAAATAGAAATGTCACGCCAGCAGGGATTGCCCCACTGGCTAACATTGCCCTTGCTGAACGCGCGATTTCTTTAGCGCTTGGTCGTGGCTTGCACCAGCCTGGATTGGTCGTGATGTATGGCCCTTCAGGCTATGGCAAGAGTATGGCTGCGGCTTGGGTCACAGCACGTAATCGTGCTTATTATGTTCAGGCTGATGATTATTGGACTAAAAAAACCATGTTGCTTGATATGTGTAAAGCACTGGGTATCAGCTTAATTGGCGGCGATAAACGTAAAGCCATTACTACGGTTTATGACATGGCGCAGGCGGTTAAAGCACAGCTTGAGCAGTCTGGTCGTCCATTGATTATTGATGAGTTTGATTATGTAGTCGATAAAAACCTGGTAGAAGCGATTCGCAGTTTATACGAAGGAAGCAAGGCAGCCATTCTGATTATCGGCGAGGAATCCTTGCCACAAAAATTACAAGCATGGGAGCGTTTTCATGGGCGCATTTTGGATTGGTTTGCAGCAGAACCTGCCAGCTTGCCAGATGCTCAATCCTTAGCAAAACTCTATTGTCCACATGTCACTGTAGCTGATGATCTATTACAGAAATTAGTGATTGATACTAAAAAAAGTGTACGTCGTATATGCACTAATTTAGAAAAAATTCAGGAAGAAGCCTTGAGCATGGGCTGGGAAAATGTAGATGTGGCCACTTGGGGAAATCGCCCAATTAATACGGGAAAACCGAGAGGGAGAGGATGATGGAATATAACTCAGTCGATGATGTTTTGTTTTATAGAACCTTAAATGGACGTAAAAGTAGGACTGAAGATAATGCTTTTTTATCGGTAAGTATGGGGGAATTTGAGGGTATTGATCGGCGAGTATTAATTTTTATGCTGCATGCAAAAAGTGGCGCAACGCTACAAATTGGGCTACTCGCACATGAAGCTGAAGAGTTAGGTATGTTTTTAATGAGTATCGGTGCACGTACTAGTGCATTGAATGAAGAGTCATTCAATAAAAAAATGAAAGAAAAATACGATTTATCAACCCCTATACAGTTTGACCCGATGGAAATTCCTAAACGGGCAGCAAAGAAGGTGCGTATTTTTAGATCAATTTGCACCGAGGCTAACCATGCGTAAGCCTATACAGATTGAAATGCAAGGTGGAAAAAGCCGTCGCCAACATATTTGGGAAGAAATTCTTAGGCAAAAAGGCGCTTGTTTTGGCTTAACCGATATTACGCCCGGGGATGTTTCTATTGAGACTACGCGTGACTATGTTAAAGGGTTGTCACGAGCCGGTTATTTAACTGTGATTGCTACTGGCAAGGCACCAAGAACCGTATCGGTATATCAATTAACGCTGGATGTAGGCATAGAAGCGCCGCGTGTAAAACGAAATGGTGATGAAGTGACGCAAGGCCAAGGCAATGAAGCGATATGGGGTGCGATGCGCGCCTTGGGTAGCTTTAATACTTTGGTGCTGGCACAAATGGCCGGAGTTAAAGAATCTACCGTTAAAAGCTACTGCACTTTACTTCACCATGCTGGTTATTTAACGGTAGATAAGCAAGGTAAAGGTACTGGCCGTGGTGGTATAGCTACGCAATATCGCCTACTGATGAGTAAGGTTAATGGGCCGAGACCACCCATGATTACCAGACTTAAAGCCGTTTACGACCCCAATATCCATGCCTTTACTTGGCAGCAAAATGCTGACGAAGTGCTTGAAGAGCTTGAAGGGATTGGGCTATGAGCTATATGAATGAAGCTTGGTTTGTCCTATTGGCATCAGCAGTCACTAATAGCAGTAGAGAACAAATTGCACAAAAGCTGGGAGTAAGCCGCACGGCTATTTCATTGGTGATGTCAGGCAAATACCCGGCTAATACTCAAAAAATATCAGTCAAGGTATTAGCCTTGCTTGATGGCTGGCATTGCCCATATTTAGGCGCTGACATTAGTGCTAAAGACTGTAATACGGTACATGCAAGCCCAACACCAAGCCATGATCCAGCCCAGTTAGCCCATCGAAGAGTATGCCGTAACTGCCCAAATAAACCTAAGCAAGGAGAATAAGCGTGAACCATAAATACGATAGAAGCTGGGCAGACTTACATGGACTGCTAGCCAAACCAATTACACCACGCCATATTTGCATATTGAATAAACCCAATATTGTGATTCGTACTGGCCGTTCAATAGTGCGCGTTGCTAAGTCAGTGCACTTATTTTTAACCACCAAATACAGCTGGGCAACTAGCTGGCATGTGGCGGCGAGGTAGCTATGGCACGCATTGCTTATAGTCAACATGCGCGTGATTGCTTGGTGTTACACGGCGAGGCTTCGGCTAATTCTTTGGATGATTTTATTGCAGCGGCGGGCTTTAAGCCTGCTAAGGCAATGAGTATTTCTACCCTGAATAAATTGCTTGGTAGTGGCGAGGTGACTAAGTGCGCGGTGTTTAATGCTAAAACAGGCAGGCGTAGTTTGTTATTTACCGCCACACCTTTGCTAGGCCGCGTGGATAAAAAAGGACGTGATACGGGTTATGCCAATGCTGCTGATGGGGTGCTGATGTTGCAGGCGATTTTGGGCAATATGGCTGCGCGTCGCACCCTCACCCCAACCCTCTCCCATAGGGCGAGGGAGTAAGCCATGTTTATTCATGAAGAAATTATTATCGCTATGAGTAAGGTTCAGCGTAAGCACCAGCTCACTAAAACTGAGGTGGTGGCTGAAATGGCAATGGCGATTAACGAAATATTGACATTGATTGAGCCTAGCCTACAAGCAATGGCGGCATTGGTGAATCAGCGTGAAGCTTAATTGCCCAAATTGCGGTGAGCACCTAACCCTAGCTGCGCAAATTGAGCGGGCTGGCAGAGCTTACCCAGCACCGCAAGCCTACTGGCAACAAGCGATTGAAGTCATGATTTCAGGCCGTGACAAGCTTACTTTGCCGCTTAAAAGCCACGGTTATTTGCTCAGCATTATTGTGGGCTTTGCTGAAAAAAATGATGCTAAGGCTGAAAAAGCCACAGAGCAAGGCCGCAAGTATGGGCCTGTGATGATGGGTGCTTATATTACGCAGGCTTCACGCATTGCCAATAAGGTGCCAGACCATCACGTTGAAGCCACCGACAAGGCTGTGCAAAAAGACCGAGGCGTAGCACCCTTAAAAAACATATTGAATCAACTCACAGGAGCATTTAACCATGCTGAATAAGTTTATTGAAGTGATGCAAAACCATATAGGCCGCGATTGTGCGCTAGGTGGTAAAGAACTTGCACAGGCCTTAGGCATCAGCATGCGTGAGGTACGCAAGCTGACTGATACGGTGATTGATGCGGGGGTATTGTTGTGCAGCCACCCCGCGCATGGTTACTGGATTGCCTTAAATGCCGATGAATTAGAAGCCACCTGCCAGTTTCACCGTAGCCGTGCGCTGCATGAATTATGTAAGGAAGCAAAGTTGAGAAGAGTGGGTTTGCTGGATTTACTTGGGCAGATGCATTTGAAAACATAAAGCCAAAGCACTACCCCGCCCGTTGGGCACCCCTTCTTAGAAGGGGAATTTAAAAGCACTACCCCTTCGACCTCGCTCAGGGAACACCGCCCGTTGGGCACCCCTTCTTAGAAGGGGAATTAGATGAAAAACTTGGAGAATTGTATGGCAAAAGTAGTGAAGCTAAAAGCAGTAGCACAAAGTTATGTGCCACAAACCCGTAACGAAGTGGCAGATCATATCGACTTAATCGGCAATGCGCAGCGTGAGTTACTGCGCATTGAGTTAGATATTGATGACGTGGTTTCAAAGTTAAGGCTAGCACAACAGCCAAAAATTGAAGCGTTATCTAACACCATCGCGGATTTATCAAAAGGCGTACAAACGTGGTGTGAGGCTAACCGCGACAGCATTACCGACGGCGGCAAGGTTAAATCTGCCAACTTAACCACTGGCGAGGTGAACTGGAGACAGCGCCCACCAAGCGTTAAAACCCGTGCCAGCGCAGCCTTGTTTGAAAAGCTAAAACGCCTAGGCTTTGGGGTTTTTGTGCGCAGTAAAGATGAGTTAGATAAAGATGCCATTTTAGCCAAACCAGAAACCGCAGAGGCGGCAGGCCTTGAAATTGCGACGGGTATTGAAGACTTTGTGATTACGCCGTTTGAGCAAAAGCTGGCAGCTTAATAAAACCCTCATTTATAGCCCATTAGACGGTGGGCTATGGAAGATGGTTTTAACGAAGTATCTCTAAAATGGGCAGTAAAACATGGCTAATCCAGTTAAAAAACCTAATGCACGCAATAGCGGCCTAGCGCAGATTCATATCGCTAAAAAAGACCTTGGCCTTGATGATGACACCTATCGTGCTATGTTGTGGACTGTGGCGCATGTACGTTCGTCTGCTGAGCTTGATCAAGCTGGCCGCGCTAATGTGCTAAAGCATTTGAAGGCATGCGGCTGGAAGCTTAAAAGCAATGGCTTTAAGATAGAGCCGCCTAAGAACGTAAAATTAAGCAGCGTCGCCCTCGTCGGTAAGATTGGCGCACTGCTAACCGTGTTACAGAAGCCGTGGGCTTACGCTGATGGCATGGCTAAGCAGATGTTTAAAGTTGAAAAATTGACCTGGTGCACACCGCAGCAGTTGCACAAAATGGTGGCTGCACTTGAGATTGCTAAGGCAAGGGCAACTACCCCGTCGCTACGCGCCACCCCTTCTAAAGAAGGGGAATAGCATGAGTATAGCCATTAAGACCTGCGACATATTAACCTTTAAGATTGATGAAAAAATCCTGCCGTATATTGTGCAGGATATTTCCAATTTAATTGGCTTAGGCTTGGCTTTAAAGCTGGTTGAGCATTACAAAGGTACCAGCATGTGGATTCCTAGCCAGTTTAGGCCAGATTATCACTTGGTTTTTCTGATTGGTGCCGAGGCGATGATTAAGCTGATTAAAGCCTATGGCGGCGAGCGGTTAGATATTCCCAAATGCGATGATGCAATGCGGGCGATACGCAATTTTAAAATCTGCGAGTCTGATAAATGTCAGTCGAAACTAGCGCATGAGTATAATTTAACGGTGCGCCAGATTAGAAACATTCAGTGTGATATGCCCGAAGATGACAAGCAAGAGAATTTATTTTAGCAATACTTGCCAGTTTACTGGTTAGTATTGGTTATCAACAACAAGAAACGCAAGGCTAAATGAGGCGGTGCAGAATGACTAGCTATGCACCTCATCCAGATGCTTGCGCAACAAATCATTTAAGCGCGTTTGCCAGCCGCGCCCGGTGGCTTTAAAAGCGTTGAGAATGTCTGCATCTAAGCGCAATGCTGCTGCTTGTTTTAACGGCGCTATTTGCTTGCCGCGCGTGGCTTTTAATGCCACTAAACTAGCATATAAGTTAGCCGGCAACACTTCGCTAGCGGGTTTAAAAAGGGCTAAGTCTTGCTGGTTAAGCTCGCGCACTTCGCCGTTATCATCAATTAAAGGCTTATGGTTGTTCATAATAATTTTGCTCTCTTTCATTGGCTTTTCTAAAACTGATTATACGGATGCCGTTATTAGTGTTGATAAAACAAAGTACATGCAAACGCTTACCCAAATACGCCAGCGCAACCAAACGCAACTCAATATAAGACTTGCGCGTATCTTGCCAAATTTTAGCTGTAGCAAAATCAAGATTAGCGACTTCATCAAAACTCAAGCCACGTTCAGCAATGTTGCGTTGGTTTTTAACTGGATCATAAGTGATTAACATACTCATATTGTATATACAATATGAGTGATAGTCAAACAGTCATAACGGGCGAATTGACAATTTAACCAAACCCGTTTAATCTTTCTTATCCGCCCTGCCAGTCAGGGCGGAAGCGTTTCCGCCTTACCTAAGCATGTTGCATTTGACACAATGCAGCCATGCCTCCATTTAATTCAACCATCTCTAGCCGCAAAATTGAAGACCTTTTGCCCGTGGTTGGGCATAAGGCGATTATGCATATTCACGCTTGTAAACAGGCGGGCATTGACCTGTTAATCACTGGCACGTATCGCTGCGCGGCCGACCAAAATAAATTATATGCCCAAGGCCGTACTACCCCCGGCCATGTTGTGACTAATGCTAAGGCAGGTGAAAGCTTGCACCAGTACCGCGTGGCGTATGACGTGGTGCCTTTGCGTGATGGTAAGCCCGTGTGGGGCACAACGACCCCTGAAGATAAGCAGCTTTGGCAAGCGGTGGGTGAGCTTGGGCTTGAGCAGGGTCTTGAGTGGGCGGGTGATTGGACTTCTTTTAAAGAATTTCCGCATTTTCAATATACAGGCGGCTTAACGCTGGCTGATTTTAAAGCAGGGAGGCGGCCACATGAACCCCATGAAGCCTTGGTATAAAAGCCGTACTTTGTGGTTTAACGTGATTGTGGCGGGGTTGGCGGCAATGGAGGCGAGTGCTGGTTTGCTTCAGCCTTATATTAGCGGCAATGTGTATGGCTATGGTTTAACTTTATTGACGGTGGGCAATGCCATGCTGCGCATTGTCACTACGCAAGGGGTAAAGATTAAATGAGTTTGTTAATGGGTTTGGTAATGCCGGGCTGGGCTAAGTATTTAATCACCTATGGGCTGATTAGCCTGTTGGTGATTGCTTGTGTGATGGCGATTTACGTGTGCGGCGTTACAGACGAGCGTGAGCGGCAGGAGAGTCTTGATAATGCCAAGCTGGCGGCGTATGGTCAGCGCATTTTAAATTTACAAAATAAAGCGCGAGATGACGAGCGGGCAAGCGTTAACTTGGTGAATAGTTTAACGGTTAATTATGAAAAGAGAATCCGTGATGCGCAACTTAAAACACAGTCTGTTTTGCACAATGTATCTACTGGCGCTGTTAGGTTGCGCGTCTCAACCCGCGCCAATGTGCCAGCCAGTGGAGATAGCGCCGCCAAAATTAGCACCCTTACCAGCCCAGCTGGTGAAGGTTCAGCCGAACTTTCTGAAGCGGCTGCTGGTTTTCTTGTCGGCCTCGCAAGCGAGTGTGATAGCGCCGTTGAAAAACTGAATTTAGCGATTGATGTGGCGGTGAGTGACCGAGAGGCAACTACCCCGTCACTTCGTGCCACCCCTTCTAAAGAAGGGGAATTAAACCTGTTGCTTCGTACCGCCCCGTTAAATGAGAGGGAATTGTCTGCTGAATTTATTCCCCTTCGGAATGAAGGGGTGGCACGAAGTGACGGGGTAGTTGAAGGGGAATAGGGGTGGACGACTTTGACCGCGCACAAGATTTGGAGATGGCCTCACGCAATGTGCTGATAGCTAACCAACGCTTGAATATTAAAGCGATTACCCTAAGCCATTGCCAAGATTGTGGCGATGCTATCCCCGAACAACGCCGCGCGGTTAAGGGCGTAACCCGCTGTATTGACTGCCAACAATTGAATGAAAACATAGGTAAATATTATGCCAGGTGATGAAAACATACTGCTGCTAGGTGAAATTAAGGGTCAGTTAACGCAAGTGATTGCCAACCAACAAAGCAACGATATTAAAACCACGGAGCGTTTTGACAAAATTGATGATCGCTTTAATGGCTTTGATGCCAGGCTAAGAACGGTGGAGCAAAAGGCCGCTGTCAGTGGTGCGTTGGCGGGCGGTATTGCCAGTATTGCGGTGGCGTTAATTGTTGAAAAATTTAAAATTATGACGGGTATGCGCTAATTATGGCCCATAGCCAAGAATCCCGCCGCGCCTTACGGGGCGCGTTTGTGCATCAACATTTAAGCATTGAGGCGGCTGCCGAACAGGCGGCGATTTCTTTAGCCACGGTTAAGCGCTGGAAGCGTGAGGCTAAGGCTGAAGGTGATGATTGGGATAAAGCCCGCGCGGCTAAGCTGATGTCTGCTGAAGGCACAGAAGCCATTATGCAGACCGTGCTAGAAGAATTTATTTTGACTTTTAAAATCGGCATTGCCGAGCTTAAAGACAATAAAGACGGGGCGTTAATTTCACCCATTGCCCGGGCGGATGCCATTGTGAAGCTGTCGGATGGTTTTAGTAAGGTGATGGCGATTGCCAGAAAGTTCTCACCAGAGGTCAATAAACTAGCGCTAGGGATGGATGTGATCAAGCTGCTTGCTGAATTTGTGGGGGCGCATTACCCGCAGCATGGCGCGGCTTTTATTGAAATACTTGAGCCGTTTGGCCAGCATTTGAGTGAGTCTCTAAGCTAAATGAAAAGTAATGAATTTTTAAAGAAAATTGCCGCGCTGGCGCAGTCATTTCAACGCCAGATTGAAGCTGAGTGTGAAGGGTTTGCCAGCGATGGCAAAGCGATTACCGAGCGCCGTGCGCTGGCGATGCAGGATTATGAATTTTTTGCGCGCACGTATTTTCCGCATTATATTAAGCATGATAACGCGGTGCTGCATGATTATTTGTACAAGCGCCTGCCTGAAATTGTGGATAATAAAAAGGGTGATCATGAAGCCATTGCCGCGCCGCGCGGTAATGCTAAATCTACTTTAGTGAGTCAGATTTTTATCATTTGGTGCGTGGTGACTAACCGCAAGCATTATCCACTGATTATTATGGATGCCTTAGAGCAGGCTTCTATTATGCTTGAGGCGATTAAAGCCGAGCTTGAATTTAACCCTAGGCTGGCAATGGATTTTCCTGAAAGTGCTGGCAAAGGCCGCGTATGGCAGGTTGGTACTATTACGACGGCTAACGATGCAAAAATACAGGCCTTTGGTTCTGGTAAGCGCATGCGCGGTTTGCGTCATGGCCCCCATCGGCCAGATTTAGTGATTGGTGATGACCTAGAGAATGACGAGAACGTGCGTAGCCCTGACCAGCGCGATAAGCTGGAGAGCTGGCTAAAGAAAACCGTACTTAGCCTAGGTGCAGCCGATGACAGTATGGATGTGATTATCATTGGCACTATTCTGCATTATGACTCATTGCTTTCAAGACTACTCAATAACCCGCTATGGCACAGCCGACGCTTTAAGGCGGTCATTGAATGGCCGCATAATTTAAGCTTGTGGGATGATTGGGAAGCTACCCTACTCAATGAGGGTGAAGACGCTGCGCTAGCTTTTTATGAGATGCGTAGTAGCGCCATGAATGAAGGCGCTATTGTCTGTTGGCCATCGGGTCAGCCATTTTATACACTCATGATTAAGCGTGCCCGCGATGGCCGCGCCGCGTTTGATAGTGAGCAACAGAATGACCCAGTAAGCGGTGACGACGCGCCCTTTGCTAATATTTTAGATCAAGCCTATTGGGGGACTTTGCCAGCAGGTTTGCGCTATTTTGGCGCGGTTGACCCAAGCCTGGGTAAACAAGGTGCCAGCCGTGACCCTTCAGCTTTGTTGATTGGCGGCTTTGACGCTAAAACAGGCGTGTTGTATGTGGTGCGGGCGGATATTAAAAAACGGCTGCCAGATAGAATTATTGAAGATGTGATTAGCCTGCATAGCGAGTATCACTGTGCCTTATGGGTAGTTGAGAGTGTGCAGTTTCAGGAGTTTTTTAGAACTGAGCTGATTAAGCGCAGTGCTGCACGCGGCATCCCTGTGCCAGCGCGGGCGGTCATGCCAACGACCGATAAACTATTGCGTATTGAAACCTTGCAGCCGCATATTGCCAATGGCTTAATCAAGATTCATGCCTCACAAAAAACACTCATCGAGCAGCTAAGACACTTTCCTAAGGCTGATCATGATGATGGCCCAGATGCTTTGCATA